TCAACAGACACAGCATGTGTAAAATTTAATGATGTTAGTTTTACTTCAGCTACATTTACAGCAAGAGGTTGTTTAATTTATAATTCAACAGCAGTTACAGGATTCACAACAAACAGATCAGTATGTGCAATTAATTTTGGCGCAGATAAAACTGTAACAAGTGGAACATTCACAGTTCAATTTCCAGCACAGACAGCAGGAAACGCAATCGTACAGATAGCATAGGAGGGTCACCGTGCCCGACGTTTCATCAGGATGGGGCCGATTAACCTGGGGACAGGCTAATTGGAACGAAGCCACAGTTTTAAAACAAGGTTGGGGTGCAAAGTCTTGGAATGATGGTGAGTGGGGAGATTTATCTGATGAAAATGTTATACTTACCGGTGTATCAGCTCAAACATCCGTTGGAAGTTTAGATGTACAAGTACAACCAGGTTGGGGTACTTTATCATGGGGTGTAAATGGTTGGGGTTCTGTTGAAGAAGCAACAGAAACTTTACCAGGTTTCAGTTTAACATCTGCAGTAGGAAGTTTAACCGTAGCAGACCAAGCAATAGGTCTTACTGGTTTATCTGCAACAACTGCAGTAGGTTCACTAACTGCAAGCGGAAGCTTATCATTAACTTTATCTGGTTTAAGTTTACAATCTAGCCCTGGTTTATTATCTGTTGACGATCATTCAGTAGGACTATCTGGTTTATCAGCTCAAAGTGCTGTAGGAAGTTTAACTCCAGCAGATGTAATAGGTATTTCTGGTTTATCAGCTCAAACAGCTGTAGGGGAAATAGGAATTTCATCTAACCCTGTTTATTTATTAACAGGTGTTTCAGCTACAAGTGCAGCAGGTTCATTAACAGTAGAAAACATAACTCCAGCATTGTTAACTGGTCAATCAGCTACAAGTGCTGTAGGTGCTCTTACTACAACTCAATTGTCTATAGCTAATTTAGATGGCTTAGGTCAAACCGCCACTACAAGTGTAAATGCTGACAAGCTTATATTAAAATATTATGGAAAAATTGATCCTAAAACTAGTACGGGATATTCAACTAAAACACCAAAAAATACCACAGGATATACAACCAAAACTCCTGCATAATTATGTTTGACTTAAAACTAAATAACCAATATAAATACTTAAAACTAGGAGATTAATAAAGATGGCTTCAACATACACCCCTCTCGGTATAGAACTAATGGCTACTGGTGAAAATGCCGGTACCTGGGGAACAAAAACAAACGCAAACTTAAACCTTGTTGAACAATTAGCAGGTGGATTTAAAACATTATCTATCGCAGGTGGTGCACAAACTACAGCCTTAACAGTTGCTGATGGTGCATTAACTGGAACAGCTCAAGCTAGAATGATTGAGTTTACAGGTACAATTACAGGAAATCAAATTGTAACTATTCCAAACGACGTAGTAAATTTTTATATTTTAAAAAATGCAACTTCTGGTGCTTATACAGTTCAATTTAAATATGCATCAGGATCGGGTGATACTTTTACTTTTGCAACAGGTAACAAAGGAACTGCATTATTATTCGCTTCAGGAAACCCTGATACAACAAACCCAAAAATAATTGAAATTCAAACAGGTGGAGATGTTGTAGATGATACATCACCTCAACTAGGTGGTAACTTAGACACTAACGATTTTAATATTGCCTTTGATGATGCACACGGAATCATTGATGAAAATGGTAATGAACAATTAATATTTCAAACAACAGGTTCAGCAGTCAATCAATTTGATATGACAAACGCTGCAACTGGAAATGCACCGTCAATATCTGCTACAGGTGGAGATACAAATATAGATGTTGCAATTATTCCAAAAGGATCAGGTGAAACTAAAGTAGGAACTGGTGCAGCAGCTGCAACAATTACATCAAGTGGTGCACATGATTTAACTTTAGATACAAATTCAGGAACTAACTCAGGTGTCATTACTATTACAGATGGTGCAAACGGAGATATTACACTTACGCCAAACGGAACTGGTGATGTAGTAGCTTCTGCTGATACAGTAAAAGTTGGAGACTCTGGAGCAGCAGCTGTATTAACTTCAAATGGAGCAGGTACGCTTACAGTAACTACTGGTGGGGCAACTGATTTAATTTTAAATACAAATAGTGGAACAGACTCAGGAGTAATTCAAATTACAGATGCAGCTAATGGTAATATTGCTGTTACACCAAATGGTTCAGGAAACATTGTTCTTGATGGATTAACTTTTCCAAATGCTGACGGATCAGCAGACACATTCTTAAAAACAAACGGATCAGGTACTTTATCTTTTGCAGAAGTATCTGGTGGTACTTCATGGCAAGCAGTAAAAACTTCTAGTTTCACTGCAGTAGCTGGTGAAGGATATTTCATAAATACAACAGGTGGAGTAGTCACTATGACACTTCCAGCCTCTCCTACAATTGGTGACGAAGTTTCTTTTGTAGATTATGCAGGAACATTTGATTCAAACACAATGACAGTTGGAAGAAATTCTGAAAAGATCAATGGTGCAACTGCTGATCTAACAGTGTCAGTAGAAAGGGCAGCCAATACTTTGGTCTATACAGATGGAACTCAAGGTTGGTTGTTAAAGAATAAATAATCATGGCTACCTATAAAGAAAGCGTTGGGACTGCGGTCACCAATGTTGCTGGAGATTTTCCAGGAGCCGCGGACGGTGAACTATGGTTCAATAGCACTGCTTCAACTTTTCAATATCAATACGGAGCGACAACAGATGCATGGTCTACAGGTGGTAATTTAAATCTAGCTAGAGGAAATTTAGCAGGCGCTGGAGCATCAAACACTGCATCTTTAGCTTTTGCTGGTGATGGACCAACAGCTGATACAGAATCTTATAATGGTTCAAGTTGGACTGAAGTTAATAATATGAATCTTGGTAGATTTTTATTAGGAGGTTGTGGAACTCAGACAGAAGCTTTAGCTTTTGGTGGATTAACTCCAGCTATCCCAACTACCTATGCAAATGAAACAGAATCTTGGAATGGAACTAATTGGACTGAAGTAAATAATTTAAATAGAAATGTTTTTTCTTTAGGAGGCGCTGGAACTCAAACAGCTGCTTTAGCTATATCAGGAGAAAAAATTAATCCTTCTCCACCTCCTGGCGTTGTTGACACTACAGACGTAGAACAATGGAATGGAACTAATTGGACCGAAGTTAATAATGTAAATACTGCAAGACAAGCTGGTGAAGCAGCAGGGATATCAACATCTGCTTTATTTTTTGGCGGAAGCCCTGGTGGAAGTGTTGATGCAACAGAATTATGGAATGGAACAAATTGGACTGAAGTTAATAATTTAAACACAGCTAGAAGTGCTCTGGGATCTGGAGGATCTAGTAATACTTCTGTTTTAGCATTTGGTGGAGATGCTGGACCAGATCAATCTAAAGCAACAGAAGAATGGAATGGAACTAACTGGACAACAAAAAGTGATTTATTAACAAAAACTAGAAAATTAGCAGGATCTGGTACTACATCATCTGCATTAGCTTTTGGTGGAGAAAATCCTTCTCCAACAGCGGTGACTCAAGCATGGAACACAGGCGTTGCAGTAGGTGCATGGTCCACGGGTGGTTCTTTAAATGCAGTAAACTATGGTTCGGCAGCAGCAGGGATACAAACAGCAGCTTTAGATTTTGGTGGTCTTGATACTCCAGCAGATACAGAATTATATAATGGAACAAATTGGACTGAAGTAAATAATTTAAACTCTGGAAGAGATCAATTTGCAGGAGCTGGAACATCAACAGCAGCTTTAGGTTTTGGTGGACCAAGCGGATCTGCATTAACAGAAACTTGGAATGGAACTAATTGGACTGAAACAGCAGATTTAAATACTGGAAGAAGACAATTAGCAGGAGCTGGAACTAATACAGCAGCTTTAGCTTTTGGCGGAGAAAGTCCAGGTACTTCATTATTGGGTGTAACAGAAAAATGGAATGGAACAAGCTGGACTGAAGTTGCAGATTTAAATCTTGCAAGACCTACTTTGGCAGGAGCTGGAACTAATACAGCAGCTTTGGCTTTCGGAGGAGCACCAGGAACTAAAAATGAAACAGAACTATATAATGGAACTAGTTGGACTGAAGTAAATAATTTAAACACTGGAAGAAACACACTTGCAGGATGCGGAGCTACTAATACAGCCGCTCTGGCTTTTGGTGGATATACTGGAGGAACATCTGCATTAACAGAAACCTGGAATGGAACTAACTGGACTGAAACTTCAGATATGGGAACAGCAAGATATTTTTTAGCGGGATGTGGAACAAACACAGCAGCTTTAGCTATTGGTGGCTATACTAACACTGCTGTATCATCAGTTGAAGAATTTAATGATCCAAGTATAATAACTAAAACATTAACAAGTTAACAAGGAGGAAACTATGGCAAAAACATATCAATACTGTGTAGCAGAAAACTGGGGAAAGGGATTCATCGATCACAATGAATCTTCTAGAATCACGTTTGTCGGCTTACCTGGTAATGTTTGGCAAGTTCCAGCATACAACAAACATGGTAATCTTTGGATTGCTAAAGTTGCTGGATCTGTTAAAACTAGGGATGAAGCACAAGCGATTGTTGACGCTGAGGTCACTGCAGCACAAACTGCATGGGACGCTTTATCTGATGAAGAAAAAGCTAACAGCTCAAGACCCGCGGACATAATATTAGAGGACTAAAAATAAATGGCTACGTATTTAGGCACACATGGTAGTAAAATACAAAACTACACTACGGATCCCGATAATCCGAATACGGGTGAGGTGTGGTTTAATGCGACTGATCAAGTATTAAAATTTCAATACCAAGCTACTTACGCTGCATGGTCTACGGGTGGTACTTTAAATAATGGAAGAGAAATATATGGAACAGCTGGAACTCAAACCGCTGCTTTAGTTTTTGGTAATTCAACTGAAACAGAAGCCTATAATGGATCTAACTGGACTGAAGTAAATGATTTAAATACTGGAAGAAGTACATTAGCTGGAGCTGGAACTCAAACAGCAGCTTTAGCTTTTGGTGGAGTAGAAGCACCAGCAGGTGTTACAGAACTATGGAATGGAACTAACTGGACTGAAGTTAATGATATGAACCTTGGAAAAACTCAACTAGCAGGAGGTGGAACCACAACGTCAGCTATAGCTATGGGTGGAGATGCAACACCTGGTCCTTCCGCTCAAACAGAATTATATAATGGAACCAACTGGACTGAAGTTAATGATTTAAATTTAGCCAGAAAAAGACTAAGTGGTGTTGCTGCTACCAATACAGCAGCTTTAGCTTTTGGTGGAACACCCCCTTTACAAACCGAAACAGAACTATGGAATGGAACGAATTGGACTGAAGTTAATGATTTAAATTTAGCTAGACAACAAATGGGAAGCGCTGGAATTTCAACCTCAGCATTAGCCATAGGTGGTAGTGGACCACTTGGACCATCTACTCCTGGAGCAACAGAATTATGGAATGGAACTAACTGGACTGAACAAAATGATTTAATCACTGCAAGAGCTGGTATTGGAGGAGCTGGAACTACAACAGCTGCCATAGGTGCTGGTGGAGATAATCCACCAAATACTACAGCAACAGAAGAATGGAACACAAATATACCAATAGCCAACACTTGGCAAACAGCTAATAGTATGAATACAGCGAGAGGTTATTTAGGGGGAGCTGGAACTCAAACAGCAGCTTTAGGTTTTGGTGGTTATTTACCTGCAACTGGAGCAGCTAAAAATGAAACAGAATTATATAATGGTACAAACTGGACAGAAGTAAATAATTTAAATGATGCAAGAGCAAGATTAGGAAGCGCTGGAACTTCAACAGCAGCTTTAGCTTTTGGTGGAATAGATGTTTTAACAACTAATACAGAAACTTGGAATGGTACCAACTGGACTGAAGTCAATAATTTAAATACTGCAAGATATGGTATAACAGGAACAGGGACAAATACAGCAGCTTTAGCTTTTGGTGGAACGCCACCTAATTCAGTTTTAACAGAAACTTGGAATGGAACAAATTGGACAGAAGTAAATGATTTAAATGCTGCTAGACAACTAAGTGGAGCAGCTGGAACTAACATAGCAGCTTTAGCTTTTGGTGGACTTACGGGACCTCCTTTTGCAGCAGGAGCTGTAACAGAATTATGGAATGGCACAAATTGGACTGAAGTAAATGATTTAAATACTGCAAGATACGGTTTAGCAGGAGCTGGAACTCAAACAGCAGCTTTAGGTTTTGGTGGTTCAACACCAAGTCTAACAGCAAATACAGAAATTTGGAATGGAACTAACTGGACAGAAACTGGAGATTTAAATACTGCAAGAGGTGCTTTAGCAGGTGATGGAATTACAACAGCAGCTTTAGCTTTTGGTGGTTTAACACCTTCTGTTACAGCAGCAACAGAAGAATGGAATACTAGCGCAGACTTAACTAAAACAATAAGCACAAGTTAAAATTATGACAACATACAAAGAAATTAGAGGAACAAATATCGAGGTCGTATCATCCGATCCAGACAATCCTGTTACAGGTCAAGTGTGGTTTAACTCAACGGACAATGTTGTAAAAGGATTTTCAGGGCCTTTAGTAGGTGCTTGGGCAACAGGTAATAATTTAGGAACTGCAAGATACGGTTTAGCAGGAGCTGGTATTCAAACAGCATCATTAGCTTTTGGTGGAAATGCACCACCTGTAACAGGAGCAACAGAATTATATAATGGAACTAACTGGACTGAAGTAAATGATTTGGGGACTGCAAGATATTTCTTAGCAGGAGCTGGAACATCAACAGCAGCTTTAGCTTTTGGTGGAATGCACCCACCTGGTGCTACAAACACGGGAAAAACAGAAACTTGGAATGGAACCAACTGGACAGAAGTTAATGATTTAAATACTGCGAGACGACAAATTTCAGGTTGTGGAACTAACACAGCAGCTTTAGGTACTGGTGGTAATCCTACTACAGCTATTTGTGAACAATGGAATGGAACTAATTGGACTGAAGTAAATGATTTAAGCACTGCAACACTACAACCAGGATTAGTGGGAACTACTACTTCTGCTTTAAATGCTGGATTTTATCCAACTAGTACATCACCAAGTGTTCAAACTTGGAATGGAACTAATTGGTCAAACTCACCTTCTATGAACACACAAAGATTAAGAGCAGGTTGCGCTGGAACTAAACCATCTGCTTTAATTTATGGAGGAGGACCAGATGGAGCACCTGGTACTTTTGCAGGAACCGAATCTTGGAACGATTCAGCTTGGACAGAAGTTGCAGATTTAAACAATGGAAGAAATAGTATGGCATCATCAGGAGCTAGTAATACATCTGCTTTAGCAGCAGGTGGGACTCCACCAGGCGCGTTAGCAAACACAGAAGAATGGTCTTTTTCAGGTGGAACAGTTACATTTACTGACTCATAAGACTTGTAATATATTTTAGATAATATATATAAGAAACAACTATAAAGGATAAAGCTATGACAGAAAAAAAAGACGTTAAAGATATTATACAAAAAGAAGAAACTCATTTAAATAATTTATTAGAGCAACAAGACCTTACCGAT